CGGTTCGCCCAAATGCCTCTTTTTTCTGCCGCCTCATGGGGGTCATTCGACCAGGGCGGCCAGGGTATCGGGGACGGGCTTACCGTTTTCCGTGTAATGCCGCAGCAGGTGTGCGGCGGCGTCGAGGATCTGCTGCTCGGTAGCTTCGACCCTCTTACCGCGGAATCCGCCACGACTTAGAGCGGCCACGGCTGCTGAGCAATGCTCCCAGTCCGTGGTCTTGTAATGGCCGACTTTGCCCTTGATGGCTCGGAAGATGGCCTTGGTGTGATGCGGCAGTTTCCACGTCTCCGGGTCTTCCTTATCGCCCACGATGGCGAACGCCTGCCAGGGCAAGCCTTCCTTTAGCCTGGGTAGCCCGGCCTCGATTTTGTCTCGAGATGTTTTTTCGGTGTCACTCATTGTCGTCTCCTTGGAAGGATTGTCGGGTTTTTAGCTTCACTCATTGTCGTCTCCTTAGTCGTTTTAGCCATTGTTTTATTCTTTGCCATAGGCTCCCTTTTTCTCTCGGTCTCGTGCCTACTAAGGGGTAAAATGCCGTCATGGGGCCATTGTGATTTCGGATCATTCGGTTCTTTTTGGCGTCCTCCTTTGCTGCTAGCCGTCTCTTTTCTCTGTGTCCTTCACTGTTACTCACTGTTGTCCCCTTGATAGAATTGGCTTATTTTGAGCTTTCGGCCTCGGCCGAAGCGTTTGAGCTGAGCTTTGAACTCTTTGAGCATGGCAGCACCCCAGCTCTGGTAGTCTCTGTCCGCCTGCTCCCCACCAAAGCCGGCGGTATCGATGCGGTACTGCATCTGGGCTAGCACGGCGTAGGCGGCAGCTCCCAGAGCTAAGACGTCCTCCAGGTAGCTGGGGATGGTACTGGTGGCGCCCAGGGTGTGAACCGAACCCCAGTAGACATAACAGTTGGCGCCGTCCCCCTCTACATCTCCTATTAAGGTGATGGTGTCGGCATAGACGGTGAAGTGCTGAAAGCTCCTGGGGATCTCATCGATGGGGAACTCTACCCTGTCCACCGAGACTCTATCGGTCAAGCTGGTCAAGGCTATCTCCCTGCTACCGGCGGTGGTAGCGATGGTAGCCTTCATCTCCCTGGGGACATAGCGGGATAGCTCGGCTACAGCTCTGGCGATGGCTCTGTCAATCTCGTTGTCCTGCCAGCGATAGTTAGAGCTGTCTTCGTCCTTCAGGTCTCGCCTGACCAGTGTTCGCATGTCGGCTAAAATCATTTCCTGCTCCCCCTTCCTGGTTTCTTCGCTCCGCTCAGAATGACAGTTTGTTGGTGGGGGGTGAAGCTGTCGCAGTAGGTGAGCCTGCCGCTTCTCTCCCCCCACCCAGGAGGTGAAACTCCTAACGCAGGTGGATGAGTCCCTCGTTAGGCAGTCAATTAGCCTCGCTACACGGGCTGTATCTCCGTGACCAGACTGACCAGCACTCTGCCGCCGACGGTGGTTTTGGCCGAGGTAAGAATTACGGTTCGGTCTGCGGTGAAGTCGCCGTTGATTTCTCCGGAGTCCTGCTCATTGCCATAAGCGGCACTGGCAGCATGGGTGAGGGTGGCGATGGTGGTGGCTCCCCTCTTGACGGTGATAGTACCGCTATCGGTGCCAGCCAGGGCTTTAACCACGGTGGAGCGGACTCTAATGAGCTTAGTTCGGTAGGGGAGATATATCTTGATATCTCCCTGCTCCCCGGTCTCAAATGAGTGCGGGAAGGTGTTGATATTAAGTTTGGTTTCTGTTGGATAGCTCATTAGTCCTGTACTCCAATAAGGGCAGCTCGCTTTATGACGTTGAAGTCAACGAGGCTGCAATACCACTTAATGCGGTTCCTGACGGCGTCCTTGCCTTCCAAAGCGCCGATTGGCTCAACCTGGATGCCGCCGTTGGTTGCGCCACAAACAGCGCCTTCGCCAAACTGCATGGCGTAGATGGTGGAGCAAAGCGCCCCGGTGATGGCTGTCTCTACGCTGCCGGCTAGGGTGTGAACGTCGGTAATGTAGTCGCTGACCCCTATGGGGATGCCGTTATACATCATAATCCACTCACCGAACGCGTTTCGGGCGGATTCGACGTAAGCACCTGAAGCTCTAACCAGGGCGGTAACCTTCCTTCGGCTGCGCCTGCTCATCAAGAGCAAGTCGGGCTTGCCACCTCTGACGGCGTCAATAAGCTCATCGAGTTTTGCCAGGGAAAGGGTGGCGCCGGTAGCGCCCATGGCGATTACCTGACTTGATGCTGTGCCGGTGAGAATGAGTTTGATTAAACCATTGATGCTGTTGGCGTCCCCGGTGATGCCCAAGTAGGTGGTGGTAGAGCCGTAGATAAAGGCACGCTCAAACTCCATCCGGACTGATTTAGCCGCAAGTTCAAGGACGGCTGCCTCAATGTCCTGGATATTACTCCTGGTCTGCTTGATGAAGCTGTCAACATCGGCATTTCTCCCCAGGACTTGTAAAGTTGCGGTGAGCTGGTCGAAAGTTGGTGCTGTGGTTGAAGTCCAGTCCCCAAGGGGGGCGTACCAGGTGGCGGCGGCAAGCGCCGTTTCCCGGTTGTAGGTGAGGCCGTTACCGACAATCTCGATAAACGGCATGGCCTGAAGGATTGGTGAATCCTTGATAACGGTTTCAATGACGCCCTGCAACAGGACATCATTAGAAAGCTTGGCTGATTCGGCTAGTGTAATTGACATGGGTTATCGTTCTCCTTTTGTGTAAATTTTGCGACTTTTGTGCTACTGCTCCTTCTTCTTCCTGGCTTGCTCCAGGCCGAGGTTTATTTTCCCTATGGTGCTCATGCCTTCCGTGTTGGGACCGGTGCGCGCTGGAGCACCTGCCGGGACTGTGGTAAGCCCTGCCAGTGCCTTAGCCTGTGCCTCGAGGCCTTCCTTAACTTTGCTTACCAGGACGCCGGCTTTCCCCACGGAGGCCTTGACGTCGTCGATGGTGTCCCCCCAGATGATGTCTGGGGTAAACAGTGGGTTGGCCTGCAGCACCAGCTTTTTGAAGTCCTCAACGGCGTAGGCGTAGGCTGCCTTGGCTCCCTCGAAGTTCGTTGAGACCTCGGCTAGCTGGCCTTTCAGGGGTTCGAGTTCCCCTGTCTTGGTGGCCAGGTCGGTTTCAAGGGTGGCTATCCTTTCGGTTAGCTCCCTAGTAGCCTCTGCCACCAGGCCTTGCGCTCTTTGCCTTTCGGTTTCGAGCTCGAGCTTGATGGCGGCATAGTCCTCTTTGGTTGGGGTTTCGTTGGTGATTTCGGGTTCTGGTTCATTTGCCAATGTAATTTCTCCTTCGGCTTATTCAGTTAAAGACTCGGTCTCCATTTCGGCGGCTGTAGCTCTCTCTCGCTCGCCACCGCGGGTGGAACGTGCCTTGAGCTGCTGATTCATTTCCAGGATTTGACGCCTCTCCTCTAGCCACCTGGCAAACTCGGCGTCGGGGTCTCTGATGCCTAGCTCGTCCATGGCCGTCCTCCTGGCGTGGACGCCTGACTGGACAAGCAGCTGCTCGTTCTGGGCTAGCCTGGCTCTGTCCTGAGGCAGTACTGCACCCCAGATGATGCGGGTGCTGATGGTGGTGAAGTCCTGCCTGGCAAACTGCTTATGTAAAGCTAGAATCATCTGGCACCGCCTGGCGTAGGCTGCGGTTCTGATGGTTCTCTTGCGCCTGACTTTCTGAAGTAAGCTCTGCAGCTCCACCTCGAGGGCTACGCCTGACAGCTCCCTTTCGATGCCGCCGTAGGCTGCCCTGGGGGACTCTGAGATGTCGTGGAGGCAGCGGTAAATCATGTCGATATAGTCCACGTGGAGCCGGATGCCACCGCCAGCTAGCAGGTCAAGCAGATAGGCTTTGGCGTCCTCGGGAATCGTCCAGAGCGCCCCGGGTTGGACTTTTATGTCCTCGGCGGATTCCACGCCCTCTAGTACGGCTATGGGATTTCCTGAGACCTCGAGGATGCGTGAAAGCTGGGACAGCGCTCGGTTAAGCTCCCGCTGCGCCTGCCTGAGCGGGGGGATATCTGACGTGCCCCAAAAGTGCTTCGGCTGCCTCAAGTTGGGGAAGATAACAAAGGGGATAAAGCCGTAGGGGTTGGGCTTGTCCTCGATGGTGTCATTGTCCATATAGAGCGTGAACTGCTTGGCTGTCCAGGCCTCGGTGATGGTAACTGATTTTTTGTCGGTCTTGCGCTGGTAAAGCAGATCTAACTCGTCTTTTGTTAGCTGGTAGCGGCTGGCCACCTGCCAGACCTTGCTCAGGTCGTCTCCAAGCCACCAGGCATACAATCCGTTGACATCGGGGCTGGTGACCCGGATGCGCTTCTCTACAGCGTCCCAGGTAACCTTGTAGCAGCCGTCTCCCAGTATGGCAGCGTCAACCTCGGTCTCGTAGTCCAGCTCCTGCAGGGTGTTGGCCTGGTAGACGTCGTAGATAACCTTCTCTGCGGACCGGGCTAGCTCTTTTGCCTTGTCGGTGTCCTCTGCCGGCTCACAGGCGAAGTTTAATCCTTCCATGAGGTAGCTGGTGAGCTTATCTATGGCTATCTTGGCGTAGTTAAAGACGAGCTGGCGGCTCTTGGATTTCTCCGGCCACTGCTCGCCGTTGTAGAAGTCCAGGTTGGCCTTGTAGTCGGATATCCGGCTGCGGTCAAGCTGGGCTAGTGACTGTGGGGTGAAGGTTATCATCTTATTAGCGCCTTAATTCCCAGGGGGACTGCAATCTCGGTTAGCACCTTAGCGATAGCCTCTTTGAGAGACCTCTTTTGCTCTTTGGTGATGTTGTAGCGGGTACGTACTAGCCTGGCGATGGTGTTAGCTGCCTCTAGCGCTAGCTCTATGTTCTGAGGCTGGCTTTCAATGAGATTCTTGAGCTTGATTCGGAGGATAGCGATTTCCTCGTCCAGGCCGTCCATGCCTCGGGCTTCTTCAAGCTCTAGCAGCTCGGCTTTATCGAGGGCTTGACTGTAAAAACCGTGCTTCTTGGCGTTTTGGTTGCCTTTGGGGGCACCTTTTTTTGCCATTACACCGTTCCTGCGCGGCCTTGATCAGACCAAAAACGAGGACGTGGGCGGCTAGGTCAAAGTTCTGCTGCTCAATCGCTACCTTAAGCAGTTTCATACCCCCATTTTATGTAAAGTGGGGGGGTTATGTCAAGTCGTTATGTCAAGTGGGGGAGTTC